CGGCGCACCAGCTGATGCATTGGGCACTCTAAAATAAGATAAATTTGCTATTTTATCTGCTTCTGGCATTGCAAAGCGTGCATCATCGCACATTGAAACGTATACATTAACTGAAATATCTGAACTTGCGCTCGGTGATACCAATTCATTAATTACGTTCAATTCAATAAACCCATTACACAAACGTGCAACAGCTTCTGGCAATCGTATGCCTCCCATGTTTGGAATATTAGTGTCAATGGGTTCCAATTCCAACCATGCTTTCGCTTGACCCCAACCTATCGTAATTTCGAAATCTTCAGCATCTGCAATATCAATAACACGGGAATAATTTGTGTTATAATCCACCTGTGATTTGTGTTCACGTGGATCGTATCGGACTAGCAATCGTCCTTTATGGTATGCTGACTTTACAATTTGAAATCTAAATTTAATAGATCCCTGCCAATACTTAAACAATTGAGACATGTGACACGCAGGTGTCATATGAATCTCTTTGCGTAAGGATGGTGTTGTGTAATTTACAGTACGATACAAATCGGGAGCTACTCTTGCATTAAACAATAACTGTCCTGGATCATCTGTACTAGACCAATTAAATGAAGTGAGATAGGATTCGCGTTGAACGTAATCCAAAATTCCCATTTCATCACAGGCCTCTAATCCAGTCACTCTGGGATCAATAGTGACCTCATTTTTGGAATCCATAGTCAATTTAAAAACAGTATCAGCTGCATCAACGTTACAAATATTACCCACTGGACATGGTTTCTGTAATAATGTATCTGTTATAACTACTGGTCTGCTAAAGCCAAATAGACGCGCTATGTCTCCTACACCTGTCGCAACTATTTGCGTAGCTCTAGCATAAGGTGCTATCAATGGAATAGCGGCCAATTGTCCGGCCGCTTTAGCCACAGCTGAAGCTGGTTTAGAAATGATACCCTGACCATATTCATCTCCAGAATTCATACTTTTTGATTTACCCTTAGAGTTTGGCTTCTTTTTTGACTTACCAGCTTGAGAAGGCAATACAGCCAAATCATGCGAAGTAGGCATAGTAAGTGTGACCTCACTAGCCCATAAATAAACAGAAATAGTAATCGGATTACCTACATCTGTGTGCCTCAAATCTCCAAAAGACTTAAAAGTAACTCTACCTAATTTTTCAGCAATAT